TTGCGGTCACCGCTTACAGTTGAGCCTAGATTTAGATTTGCATAACCATCCCCGAGGTGATGCGAGCCTATAGTGGCTTGCGCAGTTCCACTCGATAGACCGATGACTGCGTATTGAGCGGTAGTTGTGCCGTTACTGCCATTAGAGTTCGTTGCTTGTATTTGACTAGCGTAAGCTATCCCCGATAGATAAAGGTCTTTGAAGCGCCCCGACGCATAGCCAAGGTCAACAGTTCCGTCGCTGTACGCACCTGCGTTTGTGGCAGGGTAGAAACCAGCGGTACCAATACGCAATGCTTTAGATACGCCTGCGTAATAAGGCGCACCAGCAACTGTACCAATCGACCCTACGGTTGAGCCGTCTTTGCGGAATAACACAATATTTCCGTCATCAGTATTGCGCCCAAAGATTGCACTTTCGGCTGATGCTTTTACTGCGGCAAACAACCCGTCTGCTCTCGCTTGTATACCTACAGTTGTTGTGTTTTCGACTTGCTTTCCCACAAGCAAATTGGCTGAGGCATCAAGCGTCATCGCCTGAGTCAACGATACAGCGTTACCTGCTGTGCCAGAGGATGCGTTGTAAAAAATATGTCTACCGAACGACTGCTCGTACAATGTTGCGAGCGATGAGGCACTGTATTTAAAGCCGCCGTTGTAGTAAATATTTTGTCCGCTATATAAATAACTAGCGGACTGTGAACCTGTAAAGCCGCCTTTAGTGACAAGCGAACTAAAAGTTGTGTCCCAGACTGGAGTGGTGTTTGATAGCCTGACTTGTCCTGAACTGTCGATGCGCATGGCTTGATTATCAGAATCTGATCCAACACCTGAAGTGTTAAAAACTAAAGCTGATTCGCCGTTTTGACCTGTACTTAGAGCATCAATTCTTGCCCGAATGCCGCCAGCAGATGTACCTGCATCATTGCCTTCAAACTCAAGACGACCATAGTATTGACCGCTATTTATAGTTGTGTCAGTTGCTTCAAATCTTAAAGCCGCATCTGCTGTAGCTGACAAATGAACCAAGGTGTCTGGACTGCTACTCCCGATGCCCAAAGACTCCGCAGACGCATCCCAGAACAACTTCGGAGTCGTGCCAGTGTCTTCGTAGAAGCTGATGTCTCCTGTAGCTCCAATGTTTAATCTTGTTCTATCACTCCCGTCATTTGTTTGAAATGCAAGAGCATGTCCACCTCTTTGTTGTATGTACGAAGCGCCGTTATTGCGGAAAAAAGAAACATTGTTTCCAGTAATATCTGTCGTAAATGTTGTTCCAACAGTCACAGTACCGTTTACATCTAAGTTGCCAGAACCGTCTAGAATCATGTGGGCATTAGTACCGCTGTTAGTAGACCACAGCATTTTTCCGCCAGTTGTCCAGTTATACTGGTCGCCAGCGGCTGTACCATTGATTCCTTGGTTAGTTGTAGCGGCTACATTAATCGCACTTTTTGTAACGCTTGCGGACTGTAAAGTAATTCCACTGTTTGTTGTCGTAAGTGCTGATGCATTAGCAGTGCCTGCCAGGTAAAGGTCTTTGAACCTGAAAGAGCCAGCCCCTAAATTTACATCTCCGTCTGAGTCTGTGCTGTTTTGTCGTGGTCGTAGGGTTCCATTTACAAATTTTAATCCAGTGTCTGTGCTGGAATGTGTGCCATCAATTACTAAATCATTACCTGACGTAACACCAATACTACCGACTGTTGAGCCATCCTTCTTAAACTCAACAATGTCACCGTCTGTGCTAATACGGTTTAGTAAGGCAACAGCACCACCTCTTGCGGCGGCTATGTAACCATCAGAGATTTGTGTGCCAGAGCCACTACTGAAGTTTTGTGGTGCTGAAGTAGTAGTCCCAACCAACACGTTGCCGCTTTGGATGCGCATGCGTTCTGAGCCTTGAGTAAACCACCGATGGTAGTCAGCACCAGAAGCATTTTTAATAATTTGGTAATCAGTGCTTACAAACGTACCAGACGAGTCACGCGTCTGAATACCAAAGTTGCCACCATTGTTACTTAACTCTGAAATATTGTAAGTTGCAGTAGCATTACTGTCTTGCAAATAAATAGGACCACCACTATCGCTACTTACAGTCAAACCACTGCTAGTTATAGCACCACTAGATATAGTGCTGTTGAACGTGGCAGCACCTGCATTAGACATATCAAGGGTGAGGGCTGTGATGTTACTGCCACCATCTTCACCATTAAATTTTATGTCTTTGTCATTAACAGAAGCTTTGATAACTAAATCACTAGACGAATTTTCAATTCTTCCGATTTGTGTGCCGCCATCTAAAAATATCCACTTGCCACCATCAGCATCTAGTTCAATTTCCCCTGCAACATCTAAAACAAAGTTGCCAGAACCTACATCAATCTCATTGCCATCAATCGTGATGTTATCGACTGCAACGCTGTTCGCAGTCAGTGTAGTTGCCGCAACAGTGTTTGCCTGGGTGGCGCCGATAGGGGTGTTGTTTATTGACCCGGTGGTGATGGCAGTGCCAGAAATAGCACCACCTGTTATGCCAACCGCTGCGCCGCTTTGACCGGTAAAGTTACCGAACACCTCGATGTCGATAATGTCTGCAGTCGTTGCGCCCGTAGTCAGCGTTACCCGGTTGTTCGATGAGCTCACCGTATAGTCGGAGCCCTGAACCAACCTCACACCGTTCATGTAAACGTTCACCAGTTCGGCGTCATTAATGACCAGCGTATCGCCTGAGTTGTCAGCTCCTGAGAACTGAGTCTGTCCGGCTGTAGGGACAAACTGATAGTTTGTTTTGATTCCCTCTACGGTCGCCTGGTCGATGACATCCTGCAGCAAAGCTGCCGTCATCCTGAGCTCTACTATGTCGCTTGCAGAAAACGCTCGAGCCGTTGTGTTGTCGAACGCTCTCTGAATCGTGAAGTTGTTGCCAGACCGTGCCGTTGCCTTAACAACTTCTCGAGCAGTCCCTGTGGCTTGTTGAATCGTCAGGTAACAATAATCGTCTGCCCCGCTGAGAGACGGAAACGTGGAAGCATCCGCAACCGTCAAGCTGGTTGCAGTCGTATTGATTCCTGACGCCAGGGTGCTGCTAGCGTTGTTGGTAAACTTAACGGTCATCGATTAACCTCATTCGTTCGCGCTGGGCTCTTTGGCTCTGAGAATATTCAGCGCGAGCGCGTCCAGTACCGGCTGCACGTAACGATCTAAGAAGTCGTTATCCCATTGGCTGGGCGTGACTGCCGCTATTGCTGATGCAAGCGCTACGATCCCGCTGACGTAATTGAAGATCTCAACTACGGTCATCATGATGCGGTCACGACCCACGTAATCGTCATTGAGTCACTGGCGCCTTTATTGACCACTGCAAATACCGTTCGGCAAAGCATGGTTCCGCCTGAGCTCGCGTTCAGAATCGCAGCCTCTGTAATCGCAGCAGTGCCTGTCCCGGCTGGGAAGGTTGCAACGTAGGTCACATCCGAACCGCTGACCGTTGTGCTGGTCAAAGCGACTCGAGCCGACTCTGAGCCCAGTGCAGTCTGTGAAGCCGCGGCAGCAGTTGTGCTGGTCCCGATTGCCATATGAGACATAGCCGTAGCCGTTGCATCTTTCATGCGACTAGCCACATAGCCCTTACCGGTGGTGACAACTAGGTTGTCTACTTCTTGAACTACTTGGTCATTGACCTGGATGGTCAACCGACCTTTCATTTCCATATCTGATTGAATCTTCATGAGCGCTTCCTCTATTCGTTAAATGGACTTAGGTTGAGTTGTGCAGCGTTAAGCGCTGCGTTGCTGAACAGTGCGAAACTGAAGTTCTCAGTTACCGTCACTGAATCTGATAAGCCCTTACCGACCTCCAGGTCTGGATCGTCGGTGGGCGCAAAAGCGTCCACCAAAGCTTTCGCAAAGGTGATCGCCTCGGAATCTGCAAAGGTGAAGATGTTGCTCTTGTCGCCGCTGTAATCTTTCGTAAAAGCGTCGACCGTTGCCGCATCATCCATGGTGAATGCGTCTGTGAACGTTCTAACGAACTGAACGACACGAGAGTCTGTATCACTGAACGAAAACGAATCTGCTTTCGGTGTTTCGAAGCTCTGAGCTGGCGCGTCAACAATCGATGTTGAATCGGTCTTTGCGAGAGACACGCTGCTTGCGTGTGCTTCCGCCATGGGTTGCGAATCCGCTAGACCCTTACCAAAAACAAATGAATCGATTGCTTCTGTGTTGTTGAATGAGTCAGCAAAGTCTCTGTTGTAGGTAACCGCTCGAGACAAGTTTTCAGACATGCTGAACGAGTCATCAGATGCAGACTTTGAAAACGAAACCGCATGAGCTTCGGTTGGGCTGTATGTGTCGGTGAATACTCGGTTGTAATCGACCGTTCGATTAAACACATCACCCATGGTGTAGATGTTTGTTTTCGCAGTACTCGTGTCTTTTACAAATGCATCGACCGTCGCGGCGTCATCCATCACAAACGTATCTGTAAACGTCCTGGCGTATTGCACGGTCCTCGAGAGAACCTCAGTCATTGACTGCGTATCGCTTAGACCCTTACCAACGTTTAACGAATCGATCGCCTCAACATTACTGAATGAGTCGGTGAGGTTCTTGCCTACACCAAATGCTTGGGTGTCGGAAAAACCAAAAACGTTTGTTTTGGCGCCAAAGAAATCTTTGACGATTGCATCTACGGTGGCGTTATCGTCCAGGGTAAAGGCGTCTGTGAAGGCCCGAACGAAGTCGACCCGGATTGCAGGGGAGTCCTGCATATCGACAATATTGTCTTTGCCAAGCTCAAAACCTTTCGCCGGCGCATCCACTAATAAAGTGGAGTCCTGGTCTGCAGATTTGGAAAAAGCCAGGGCGGGAGCATCCACCATAGTGGCGAGAAGGTTTCTCTCGTGCCCACCCCGGAAGTATCGATTCTTTGTGTCAGGATCAAATACAACTTCCGCTGCCTTCAGGGCAACGTTAGTCACGCGAACCTTCAGGTCTTTTCTGTAGACCTGGGCCCGTAGATCCCTGGATGAAACAATGATCTTAGTCAAAATCGTCCCTCACCTTGAACTTGATGAGGTCATCGACGGTCTGTACACCGCCGCTCGCAAAACTTATTTCAATTTCACCTTCATAAACGCCAGCAGAAGGAAACGCAGCAAGAGGCATATCTGTGGCGCATGTGCCAGCAGTACCGTTTGTGACTACTGGGTTGATCACTGCATTAATCGTTGTGCTGCCGATTGCGCGCACACGTAGCTTCACGGTCGCGCCAGTGATATCGATTGGCGCCCAGGTGTTACTGTTCTCCGGGTCGAGCGTTTGACCGGTGGCAGCGGTGTTAGAATCTTTGAGCGTGAAATTGAGCTCAGGGAGAGTGTCTCCCACAACAAAATTAAGAGTGTCGCTGTAAGCCATTAGATGAACTCCCGATAGCGCACTTTTAAGGTTCCGCCTGAAAATCCGTACTTCACCTGTCGCACCGTTCGACCGACCTCTCGCTCGTACAAAATTTTGTTGTTTGAGGCAGCGCCAGGGTTGGTGAAGGGCTGGTTCGGCATCATCTGCAAGCGATACAAGGATCCTTGGATAAGGGTCTCCTGGTGTTCTTTTGCGATGGAATCAGGAAGGCTTGAAGCCGTGCTGGTTGGTTTCAGCGTGTACAAAACACGTAACGTGTCTGCGTCATTAGGTATTGGTGCCAGGAAGAAAGACGTGTTGTCTCTCTGTGCGTAGAAGCGCGGCGTGCCTTGTTCCGTTTCATCTCCCAGTTTCTCTAACAATAGATTGAAACTGGTGGGCTGCAGTTTGACCTGGTCCGCAAAAACATCAGTGATGTAATTGAGCTCGGTTCCCGCGGGGACCGTAACGTCATACTCATTGATGCCTTTGATAACTGTAATGGTCTCAGGCTCTGGGATGTAAACACCCGTGCGCCTACAAAAATCAATTGCAGTCTCTCGAACGGCACGCTCGATCAGAAAATCAGGGGCTCCAGGAGTCTCTGGTCTGACCAAGCTGGTAAAGTCGGCAAACCGCATTACGCACGTCCAACGTTCACGTCAGGCGTTGACGGTGTTGGCGCGAGCGCCCCATCAATCTGTGCCTTAACACCCAAAGCGTTAGCGAAGCTCTGGTAGTGCATCATTGATCTTTGAGCATTACCTGCGAACTCTGAGTCTTTTTGATACGCCCGATACAGGATGTAATCCAACAGGCAGTTAGCGTAAATATCGTCCAGCGTGATGGTTGTGGTGTCACTACCAAAATTGCTGATCGCTATTTCGGCTGGTGCCGCACTGAAAATAATCTCCAGGGTATCGCTAGATGCAATTGCCTTGGGGTACACGTAAAACGTCTTAGGATCCGCGGGATCGAAAATAAAATGCTCTATCTTCTTCACCGAATCCTGGGTGGTGTTGTGCCAGTTCGGAAGCGTTTCATCCAGGATCTTTCGATCGACCTGGGTCACCGCATAGCCGTTTATGTTTCTGACAACATCAATCAAACGCAGACCGGTAGTCGGTATTGTTTGCTTGCTGCCATCCACGGGCGTAAAGGAGGCATTCTGCATGTTCGCGTCCGGGCGATGCAGTACAACCTCTTTTTGAGCGTCGTTGAAAAACTTCAAGAGCTCAACGTTAGGGAACCTAACATTTGTGTTGTCTTGAAGAATAATTGACGCTCGGTCCAGAATGTCTACAACCTTAGTGGTCGCCATCTCAATCCTCCCATTCGATTACTTCGAGATCGGGATCGCCTTTGAAATATTCGCTGTAATCAAACTCGTTACCCGTAAAAATATTTTTCACGCGCTTCGGCTTTCTGATTTTTGGCTCAGATCTCTTTCTAGCTTTTCCTGACTCGAGCTTTGCGTATTGCTCTTGCAGATCCGAAAGCTTCAAACGACGATCTAACGTCACGTCAAAATTCTCTTTCGCATCCTCGAAAATTTGGTCTTTCGTGGTTTTAGCGCTTGCCATGTTTAATCCTCAAATAAGGGGGAAGGGGGAGCAGAGCTCCCCACCCGGTTATGGCTTAGGTCCACTTACCAACGTACAAAGCGTCGGGTACAACGACCTTCGAACCGAAGACCTTGAGACCGCGCACGGCTTCACCAAATGTATCCTGCAAACGAACCGTTTCAGTGTTAGTGAACTGGGACGCAAACGAGATTGCTTTGGGGTGACCAGCTAGGACGTGGGTGTAACCACTGTCAGCGCCTGACCCAGGCGTGTACAGCATGTTGCTTTGGTAGATCGTGAATCGATCCACAACGCCTACGCGACCGTTTCTGAGAGGTGATTCATCATCTCCAGTTAGGTACGCCTGACGCAGCTCTGATCGCTTGAGCGCAGAAACAAACTCAGGAGACATGACGTAGAAACGTCCTTCTTCTGGAATGTTGAGCTCATCGAGAGCCTGGGCAGCCGCCAAGATGTTTTCCAAGATGTTGGAAGGAGTGATGGTTGTCTGTGAACCGATAGTGGTAGCACCCGTGACAACGCTCGCCAAAACAGAGGTCTCGACCGACACGCGCATGCCCTCGGCTGCATCGTTAGACGCTTCCTCAAGCAAATCGATGTCAGCCTGAACTCCAAGCACATCATCAATTTTGAACGAATAGTACTTCGCCTTATCGATGAGGAGCTCCACCTTTGAAGTGGTGAGTTCCTGGTTAGTGATGGATCCAGTGTAATCATTGATGGTTACGGCAGGAACGGTTCGAATCGTTACCTTGTCGCCTTGACCACTAATCTCTCCCTCATAATCCGTATTGGATATGGCTGGGAGAACAGACTGAGCATAAAACTTAGACTGCAATAATTTACTGAAAATTTCGGGGATGAAGTTTACTTCAGATGTTGCCCCTGTTGAAAAAAACGAAAATGCCATTGTAATTTACCTCACAAGAGTGCAAAAAATTAACGGCGGATCTTTCCCTCCTTGTAGCTCTCTAAAATCTCACGTTTATGCTTCTCGAATAATTCGTTAGGCATTCGCTTGATCTCATCAACCGACCAGGATTTCTTTCCGCCACTCATATTTGACTTTCGAGCTTTTGGCATTTTTGGCGATGCCGCCTCTTTTGCCCGCTCCAAAGTTTTCTCTTGCGGCGTTGGGGTTTTCATTCCCATGTCTGACTTAAATCTTGAGATGACCGCGTTCACGTCATTCGAGGTTCCGTTCTGCACCCACTGCTGGGTAGCAGGATCTTGATCCTCAATCCAGAGCGCCCAATCAGAAGTGTTAGTCACATCCTGAAAGTCTGGGTGTACAGCTCGGATTCTTTCGAAATGTGCTTCCATTTCGCGTTCCTGCTGAGCCCTGGCTGCGTCCTGTTCTCTCTTCGTATTCAAGTCGGCATGTTCATCAACCCTTGCTTGCAGTCTCTGTATCTCGTCCAGGAGAGGTGTTGCTACGTCAGGATATTCTTCCCTCAACTGTTGCAATCTCTCGTTGTCACGAGCCTGTTCTGCAAGTTGACCCTTTAGCTCAGAAACGGCTTGGAGTAAGGCTTCGTTTTGATTCCTTAACTCAGAAGCTTCCTGAGTGGCTTGAGTCATTTTCCGCTGCGCACCTTTCATGGCTCGTTCAGCTTTCTTGATTCGTTCATCGAGAGCTGACAGTTCATTGGAGTCATCGCCGCCGTCCGACTCCTCTTCACTCACCTCTGAAGCTTCAACCTCAGCACTCTCCTCTGGTTCTTCGGGTGCTTCTTGAATCACTTCCTCTAGCTCTTGCTCAGTGTCCGATGCCTCGGGTTCAGCCTTTGCTTTTGTAAGTTGATCCATCAGTTCTTGAGCTTCTGCCTTCAACTGCGCTGGATTTACCTTTGCCATATTGTTTTCCTCACGAGTCCCCAGGGGATGTTCGTTACTCAATCGCGGATAGCCCTACCGGGGTCCGCGCCTTTTCCAAGACAGACTTCGCCTGTCCCTCTAGTTGGAGCATGTTTCGGAGCTCTAGGATCCGTCCTTGCTCAAACCGAAAATTCTTTTCGTCCGAGTGCTCTAGTTTGTCGCTAGCGTCTAGTAACCTGTTACGCAACAGGTCCAAGACCAAGTTCCATTGGGGCTGGCTGCTGAGCCATATCACCGCCTGGGACTGCTCCTGCGAGAGCTTGGTTTTGGAGTGCTTGTTCAGCCTGTAACCTCTCCTCGGATTTAATTACTTCATCAGGATCGATATCCAACGATTGCGCGATATCACGCAAAAGCTGGTTACGATCGACCAGTGCCGCATCCATGGGGTTAGAGACCAAAGACAAGAATTGAAGGAGTCTTTGGGATTGCACTTCCTTTTGTATGAGAGCAGTGCTACCTCTCGAAATCACCTTGAGATCGCCCTTGGCTTTCTCGTTGGTGCCAAATTCCATATTGAAATGGAACAACGCCGAAACCATTGGTTCCAGCAAAAAATCATCGATGTTCTTGATGGTGCTTTTCAACGCAACGTTGGCAGCTCCCATCAACATCGAAATACCCGTTGCCGTCTTATTTAACGAACGGGTCTGTTCCCCGTGAGTATAACTCGGAAGCGATGTAGTTTCATCTGCAAAACGCCGAAACAACTCAACAATCTGATTTAATCCGTTAGCGTTTGCAACCGGTTGATAAAACCTAACTGCCGCCATAGACCCATCGCCACCCTCTCTAAGGAATACGCGCCAGGGGTGTATGTCAGTTGGATCTTCTCCTGCAGCCAGAAGGTCTGTGTTGACCTCCATCATGGGCCCGGAGCTGAGCGCCAGGTTATCAATCCATATTCGAGTAGCCGCGTTCATGGTTGTCTGGCTGTCTCGCATCATGCGAGGTACGCCGGTCCCCCAGAATTGGTGAGGGCTCCGCTCATACGGAAAAATGTGATAAGGCACTCGATAACCCTGGATAGGGTTGAGCATCACCTTGATTACCTTGCCGCCGGAAAACCAAACACAAGAAGAAAAATAATCAGAAAGATCAGTCCCTTCAGGAATATCCACGCCATGCTCTTCCAATTCATACCCATCAATTTCACCCCAGTATTCAATAACCTCAAACCGGTTGCTGGACTCAGAGTATTCATTGATGCCGGCTATCCTACGGCGCGTTTTCTCGTGGTCTTCCTCAGTATGGTTGCCTTGTCGGTTGTGTTTAATTAGATAGCGAATCATGTCGCCATCGAAACCTGGTCTGTCCGCCAGGTCTCTCAATTGGGATCTGGTTAGGACGTGACGCCGAAACAAGCCCTCGCAATCGTCTAAGCTCGTGCAATAAGGATCTACATAGAGGTCAAAGATCGAAACGCTTTCGACCTCGGGCATCGCTTTTTCAATTTGCGACAATGCGAATCCAGTTTGTCCTGTTGCGGGGTCTTGTATTCTCGAATAACTCTGAACGCGATCGATGCGGACTGTGCCGGCTTTGATGGCGCCAGATCCAAAGATTGTACTTTCTAAGATTGCTTCTTTGAGCTTTTGCTCGGCGCTCGCCTCAATCAGTTGATCTTGAATCTCAACCGACATTTTCTCTGCGGCTTCCTTAGCAATAATACGCTCAGCCTCTAGAAACTCTTCCTCGAGCTCAGACATTCTCGCCGCGATGAGGTCTTCATTGAGCTCAGGCGCCATTCCCCCGGACGCTGCAGTAATCTGCATAACGGCTTGCTCACGCATCTGCATTGCTTTGAGCGGATCAAGCTGAGGAATGGGGGTGGGCTCTATTCCAAAATAAGAATCGCCGTGCTGGAAAAGCAAATCGACAATCCTGGAGTAAGCCGCCATGACTTTTGTACGGGTTAGACCGACAAAGACTTTACTGCGCGCTCCGCTTTCATTGAGCCTGGCTAGCACCTCGGGCTCGTACATGCCCTGGAACTGACGCAAATCTTTGAGCCATTCGTTCTCGGTCTCTTTTCGGGCGTCTTTGTATTCAGTAAATACGTCGGACAGGCGAGACCCTAGAGACTGAATCTCAGTATCTTGGGTGCCGTCAATATCTTCGACCGGCTCTTCAATGAGTTGGAGCTCGCTCATGTTAATACCCGGCTACACTGTCCACGCTTGTGTAGCGTTTTTGTATTATGTTGCCTCGAGGGCGAGGCATCGAAACGAGTCCATGTAGAGCAATTGCAAACGCAATTACTCGGTCATCATAGCATCCCTGCTGAGAATTGTAACTTCCTTTCTCATCAATGACATACGTGCGCAATTCGTTCACGAGCTCCTGATCTGCGATGCCTGATTCGCCCTGCCGTAACAAAGCTGCCAGGTTGTCGATGATCAGCGGTTTGGTTTTGCTTGTTGTGAGAAAACCGCCGCGCTTTGTCAGGCGATCGCCATACGCATTGTCGACCGAGCTCTCAACGAACAGGGAAGGGTAGCCCGTTTCCTGGAGCCTACGCAGCGTAGTCAAACCGTGATTGTTCCGCTCTACGATAACGTATGCGGTGTTAAATCGTTGACCTAGCGAAGCAATTACATCGCCCCACTGGAATGGGTCTATGTGACCATGCCAACAGGCTACCTGGCGCCCCATCGAGTCAAGCACCTGGGCGCAGGAGTAGTCGCCGTATGCAAGCCCCTCAGCAACGTCCACGCCAATCACATAGCTTTCATCTCGCAGCGGTGCGGACCATTCCTTGTACGGTCCATGTGAATGCGGTGCGAGCTCACCACTTCTGAGGTCACCGCGGAAATCCTCGGTGTAACACTCGAGCTCCGCATCTTTCAACGCAGCATCCTCAACAAAGCAGCGACCGCTCGTTAGGAAGCTCTCTAGGGGTGTAGACGGGTACTCTTGCTTAAATAGATCACTCGAGCCCAGCTCATCCAATTTTGCGCGGCGGAAACATAACTGGGCATCAGTCAGTTTGTATTGCTGCGCTAATTTATATTCCTCGGGCGTAGCCTCAAAATATGGATCAGGCTTTCGCTGATACTCAGGCATCCAGAACCAAGGTACGAAACAGACAATCCATTCAGTCTCACCTCTTAGGCTCTTCATGCATTGGTCATAGAACCAACCACCGCTGCCATTGGCAGTCGACTCGAGTATTACCTCAGAGCCCTCAGCACCAACCGTCTGCAGCAAGCCGGCGACAATGTCGGCTCCCTGGGGATAGAACGCTACTTCGGATCCGTGAACGAATCGGTTTGTTTGTCCTCGCCCGGTTTGGGTACTTCGCGCTGTACCAACTCGGTATCGCGAGTTGAGCCCATCAAAAACAAGTGTCTGAGCCGATTGACTCGATATCGGCGGCTTAAAAGCGGGGTGAGGTACTTGGTCGTAAAAAAAACGAACCATGTTAAAAATCGAGTTAGTCGATTCTGCCAGGTGCGAAAGTACGAAAGCGTTTGCATTGCGGGTCTGAGTTATCCTCCAAAAGAATCTGCCCTCCACATAAGTACTGATACCCACCTGTCGAGCCTTGAGCACAAGAGCGCGTATGCGCCCGGTTTCTTTGAGCTGGGCTTCGAGCTGCTGATGAATAGCCACCTGACCGGGGTTTAGTTTGAGGGGAGAAATCTCACCGGTCTTGGTGACTATCCGTAATATATTTTTTGCGTAAAGCGGGAAGTTCCCCTTCAGCTTCTTCGCAACGTCTTCAATCTGCATTGGCACTCGCACACACCTTGCACCACCAGTAAAAATCTTTATCCGGTAGATCACTACGCATTATGTTGATGCGTGTGCATACCAATCTGACATTCCCTCGATCGTATCCCTGGGAAGGATCAATACGATCTATCGATACAGACATGTCTTCGTCCGTCTTCCATGTCATGGGCAATCCCGTTAAGGCACACTTTCCATCTTGAGCCTTGAAAACTTCGTAGAGCGTTTCCATGTCTAGCCCAAATGTCAGTTCTCTTCTCTTTGTGCGCTTCTTTGCTAAGTCCATTTTGTACTGCAAAAACCGATATGCAGACGCCTCTACATTACGAACCCTAGATTTAGCTCGACATGGA